TGACGGCGATCACCGGGACGACCTTCACCGCCACCTTTGTCAAAACGCAGGGGGCCGGCGTGACGATTCAGGCGTGCCAGGTGTACGCCGACGATATTGTGAAGGGGCTGATCGGCCAGGTGTCGGCGCTCAACAGCGCCCAGCTTTCTAGCTCTGTGGGGCAAGTGCAATCGCCCGGCCTAGACCTGCTCGACGAGGTGTATGAGGACGCCGACCCGGCCGCGATCGTGGCGCACCTGACCGGGCTGGGCGATAATCAGGCGACGCCGCGCCTGTGGGAGGTAGGAGTCTACGAGGGGCGCCAGCTGTACTTTCGTCCGCAGATCCAGCAGCGTGACTGGTACGTGGATGCAACTGATCTGTCGATCGTCCGCACGCTGGAGCGACTGGCCAACAACGTCTACGCGACGTATCAGGACACGAACGGCCGCACACTGCGCACGGCCATCGTCGGCGATAGCGCCAGCGTCGCGCGCTACGGCCTGGTGCGGCGGGCGCATGTGACTGCTGAGACCACCAGCGCGACCCAGGCAGAGGCGCGACGCGGCGCGGCCCTTCAGGACCGCAAGGATCCGCTGCCGCGCGCGACGATCCAGTTCAACGCGGTCTACGACGCGGCGGGCGCGTGGTACCCACTGTGGCTCGTCCGATCGGGCGACACGATCACCATCCGCAACCTGCCGCCAAACCTCTCCACCTCCGTCGATCGTATTCGCACGTTTCGCATCACCCACACCGCCTACGATGTCATGGCCAATGTGCTGGCCGTCGAGCCGGAGCTGCCGCCGACCACGCTGGAGACGATGCTGGCCCGGCAGGCCGAGGGGATTTAGCGCACCTTTCTGGAATAGTGCCGCTCCAGTGTCTGCTCATAGCGGTCGATGTACGATTGCCAGTGGTCGGCGTAGCGCAGCAGGTTCTCATCGTCCCAGCGCGCGTTCGCGGCGCGCAGTCGCCCGGCGCGCCAGCGGAGCGAACGAATCACGGTGCGCAGCATCCTAATCTGGCCGATGTAGTCCATTCGCTCGCTCTCGTTTTGCGAGCAGAGTCGGCCGTCTGGCGCAACGGTGTGCGCAACCCCACCCCACAGTTGCAACCGATGGATCTCCAGCGGCTGTCTACAGACAAGACAGATGGGCTTATTCATGGCCTCCGAATCCTTCCATCGCGGCGCGGCCAGCTGACCGGCGGCTCGTCGCGCTTGATCAGCACCGTCGTGCCGCCGTCCTGGTGGCGCACCGTGCTCCACTTGCCGCAGGCCGGGCAGTAGACCGCGTCGCCACTCGTGCGCTGGCTCGTGTCGTAGGGCTTGTCGCAGTGTGGGCAGGGGACGGTCATGGGTGTTCCTCAGTCAGCTTCTGTACGAAACGCGCCGCAACCCGACTTGTCGGATTATCGTAGGTCGCCTCAATCAGGCCGCAGTCCTCAGCGCACCGCTCGGCCATCGCCGCAATCTGCACCAGCTCGTTGAGCAGCTCGGCGGGGTCGCGGTCCTTCGTCTGCATCTTGACCATCGCCCAGAACTCCTCAACCTCTTCGAGTAGCACCGCGTAGCCTTCGTGCAAGCTGTTCTGCTTGCCGGGGTGCTTTGCACGAGCGCTCATCAACTCCATCGCGACCTTGTGAAGAAATGGTGTCATACAATCCTCCGCTTATCCTTGTCATAGTCCTGCCTGGCCCGCTCGATGGCCTGGTCGCGGCGCAGCGCCAGCGCGGCGTTCCAACCGAGCGAGCCAGCAATGATCGCCCCCGTCGCCAGCCCGGCGATGAACCACAGCGCGCCCGGCCGCAGGACGACGAACGCCACCAGGTCAGCCAGCGCGGGCAGGAACAGCCACAGCAGCCAGGCGAAGATGGCCATGCAGAGCCACTTGTGGAGGTTGATCACGAGCATTGGCTACGCCTCTACTGGCTTCATCGGGCAGCTCTGGAGATGTCGCGCGCGGTTGTTCGGCGCGACCGGCTTATGGCAGTGTGGGCACTCGCTGGCCAGCCGCTGCGCTGTCTCGGCCTGATAGTCGCGATACTCGCCGCGCAGCCGCTCGCGCTCATCCTGATCAGCGGCGCTGATAAAGCCGACGATAAACAGCATCTGCGTGATCTGCACCATCGCCATAATCAACGTCGGCACAACCTCTTGCGTCAGCAGCCACGCATCGCTGAAGGCCACAAACAGCAGCGCCAGAAACGCGGCGCCAAGGGCGATGCCGGCCAGCCACACGCCGACGCGGGCGCGCTGCTCGTCGATCGCCTTCAGCTCGGCAATATAGGCGTTGCGCAACGCGCCAAAGGTCGCAGCGCCAGCGGCCAGCACCAGTAGCTCGATAAAAATCGACGTCGGCCACGCGACCCAGGCATCGAGTGTGAATGCCTTACTCAGGTAGTGCTGCGTGCGGTAGACGGTGTAGACCATTGAGAGCAGCACCACCACGAGAGTGGTATGCTTCGAGAACTTCACGTCATACAACTGGTTCAGCAGCGCCGTGATACCGTTCTGGCGCGGCTCAAAGGTTGTGGTTGTCACTGCTTTCTCCTGCGAGTACACTATGATGTCACTGCGAGAACGCTGCGATGTTACTGCACTAGGACGCGATATTCAGCGCCTCGTCCCTCAGCACCGTCAGTCGGTTCTGGTCGATCGTCAGCCCTTTGCTTGCCAGCTTTTCGCGCACCTCGCGGTACGTGTTGCCCTTGCGAAACAGGATGCGCACCAGCTCGTCGCGCGCCGCGTCGTTCAGCGTGTTATGCGTTATGCTCTGCATAACGTTATGCGAGGCGCGCAAAACAGGCACAGAATCAGCCGTGTGCGCGACGGGCGGCATAGCATAACGGCGGCGGGTCGGTGCTGGTGCCTCCTCGTCATCATCCGAGAGCACCAGCGGCCACTCGTAGTCGCCGCCGGGGTCGCTCGGGTCGATCGGCACGGTCGAGCGGTCGAGCACGTACACCTCGCCGTCAAACGCCGCCGCCGCCGGGTAGCGCTGGCCGCGCAGCAACTCAATGGTGTCGCGGTCCTGCTGGAGCGAGCGCACCAGCGTGATGATACTGGGCATATCCAGCGCGACCAGCGAGAAGTTGCGCCGCATCGACGTGTTGATCCCGATATCCTGGACCAGCGGCGACTGCGTCATCAGGATGATCGAAATATTGACCTTGCGCGCCTCGCTGCCCAGCAGCTTCGCAAACGACTTCCAGGTATCGCGTGTGACCTCGTTCTCATAAATGGCCGGCACCTCGTCGATCAGTACCGTCAGGCGCGGGAAGTCGCGGCGGCCCTGGTCGCGCTGCTGATAGCGCACGTCCATCTCAGCATACACCGCCTTCAGCGCCTGGCGCACCTGCGCGTAGTTGCGGCCAGCGCCATAGCGCTTGAGCGCAAACCACTCCGAGCCGTGCGGGTCGATCACCACCACCCGATCACCAACCTTGATCCGCTCAAGCAGCACGGTCTTGGCCAGCGTGCTTTTGCCGCCGCCGGTCTCAGCGGCCAGCATCAGGTGATAGGCATTGGCCAGGCGCGGTAGCCACTCGCTCATCGCCAGCGGCTTCTCGCCAGGCTCCTCAGCTGCGATCACAGCCGGCGGCAGCGCGGGTGCCTGGTTCAGGGAGTTGAGGCCCGCCGGCAGCTGCTCGTAGGGCGCGGTGTGGCGCTTCAGCTCCGTTGCGATGAGCAGCGTACGCCAGTACAGCTCCAGGTGCTGCTCAGGCGAGAGCGCCGTCAGGGCAGTGGCCGACACGGGGTTGCCAAAGCGGTCCAGCGTCAGCGCCGTGCGCGCCACCTCAGCCCGCTCGAGCGCGCGCTGGTTGCGCTGGCGCTGCCACCAGACCGCGCCGAAGGCGACGACAGCCACCGCTGGTAGCCCGCACAGCAGCGCGCCGAAGGCCACCGGCTCTGCGCCACGGATCGCCGCGCACGTGCCGTAGTAGTCGCCCCAGCAGTACACGCCGCGCCACACAAAGTAGATTAGCACGACCACCAGCAGCAGCGCCAGCACCACGATGCCGCGCGCCAGGATGACGCGCGGGTCAGCCGGTGACGCGGCGGCCGGGCGGTATTCGCCCGAGCGATCGACGTACTGCTGACGCTGGCCGGGGCGTGGGTTGTCGTGCATGGCCTCGGAGCCTTGGCGGTTGATGGTGAGCATTGCTTTAATCCAATACCTCCAGCGCCGCCAGACAAATGGCATGGGCGGGCGTGTCGGACGCTGCTGTGAACTCGGTCTCAAAGCAGTTGTCTATGGTGCTGTAGAAACCACTCCCAAACGATGCATAGTGCCGTGCGGAGTTGACACACTGCCCTACCTCGTAGTGCCAGCCGAGTTCGTGTAGCCGTTCGATGATGTGCCATGCATCGCTCAAGTCGGTGCTGTAGGGCGGCACGACCTCCCTGCTGGTCATGGTCTGTAGGCCCGCTGGTACTTCGAGCCAGGAAGGGATGGTGATCCCCATAACCTTGGTGGCAATCAGAGCGTCCAACTCGCGGCCGGGCTGCATTTCGTTATCCATCCCTCACCTCACTCCTACCACAAGCACTTGCACCCGCACGCCCAGCAGCACCCCGCCGACACGACCCAGCGCGGCCCACGAGCGGCGCAGCCTCGGCCGAGGCAGGCGCGGCGGCTCGTAGAGGTACAGCCACAGCAGCGCCAGCCAGATGGTGCAGAGCAGGCGTGTCATCAGTTCAGCCTTTCTGTCGGCCCGACGCGCGCGGGCGTGTAGCTGATATCGGGCGGATACACTTCGGGGTAGCGCTCCCCAAGCATCTCAGGGTCGCTATGCACCACCGTGCCCGCGCCGATCCGCCGCGTGCCACGATCGATCGCGTCGCGTGCGGCAAAGAACAGGAACGGCCCGCCCAGCCCGATGGCGAGCATCAGCGCCAGCCAGAGCACGAACCAGGGCACCTCGATCACCAGCGGCGGCGCGCCGATGCCCCACAGCACCAGGCCGAACAGGGCGGTCCAGACGACGAAGGAGACGCGCACAGGCCATGCGTTCATATGCTATACTCCCCTTGCTTATCGGTAGCGGTAGGCATCGGGCCGGGGTATGTTTTCCAGGCAGCACCCCGGCCTATAGCCCTAAACATAAATTGCCGGCGCGGCTGGCATTGCATGTTCCGCATAGCGTGCGCAGGTTGTCAGGATGGTTGTCACCGGCGATCATCACTGGCAAAATGTGATCGACGTGCAACGACACGCCCTCGTCACGATGGATGCCACAGATGCGGCAGCGAAACCCATCACGCTCCAGTATCTGAAACCGAAGCTTACCCCAGCCCTTCGTCTGTCGTGGGCGCACGTGCGACGCAAGGAATGTCATCCAGCCCTCGACCAGCTCCTCTGGTTCAATCGCCAGCATCAGCAAGTCGCTGATCGGGTCGTACAGCCGGTAGCCACCCTCGACTTTTTCGTAGCGCCATTCACCAGGATGCCCAAAGCGACGACCGTGGCGTTGCTTTGCCTGAACCAGGAAAGGTGTCAGGTCAGTTTCTGGTTTGCTCGGAATGACGACTGGCATCGCTTTGCTCCTTGAACCGATCACATAACGGATCGGGCAAACAAAAACGCGGTGGAGCGCTTTTGCTCTACCGCGTCAGAATGGGGTTTTAGCTGGAGCCGATGGTGGGACTCGAACCCACGACCTGCTGTTTACGAAACAGAGAATATGAACCCTCTGTTTCGCCATTTACCCCACTGCAACGCGGTAAAGTGCCATGTTATATCGGAAGTACACAACGCCTACGATCAGTAATTGACGCCTGTGAACCGATCACATAACGGATCGCTCTCGATACTCAGTCGTCACAACTCGCTCTATGCCGATAACCGCTAGGATGCGATCGGACAAAAGTCGCCGTTTATGCACAATATCATTGATATACGACGGTGTCACACCGATCTGCTGTGCGAATGGGCGCTGGCCGCCAGCTTGCTTGATCGCCTCTAAAAGACGTTGATACACCTGGTCTTCGTTCATTGCACACCGTTCGTCATATCTGCTTACGTAGAGTATACCACACCGTGTCAAGAGGCTTGGGCGGCAAGTTTTGTTATCTCGCCTGCGAGCGCTTGATACACACGCTCGACCCAGGGGCGCTGGGCGTCGGGGTCTGGCGGGCCGTAGTGCCCGGTGATATCAGGGGTGTGTCCGAGGATTGCCTGTTTTACATCGTGCGGTGTGGCGATATCGGTGTACAGCTTGGCGGCGGTGTGGCGCAGATTGTGGGTTGTTACAGGCGGCAACGCACAGGCATCAGTCAGGTCTTTCAACATATGGCGCAAACTGGTCGGATTCATTGGTCGGCCAGCTCGACCGGGAAAGACCAGGCCGTGTTCTTGCCAATAGCCTCTGCGCATGCCCTGAGCGGCACGGTGGACGACCGATTGGCGTTGCGCATGGAAAAGTGGAACGAGGGGGCGAATGAAGATCTCGCATCGTTCCAGGTCCACATCACCCCAGCGCAAGCCGCAGATTTCACCGGCGCGCATACCGAGCACCACAATCAACCACCAGGCCAGTGCATAGAACGACGCCGCGGCTGCGCGGATCAGCAGCGCCGCCTGTGAGGCGCTGAGTCGCTGCGGCTCCTTTTGTTTTGGGCGCTTGCGCCGCTCGGGTTTGATAACGGGGTTATAGGTGATGTAGCGACGGTTGACCGCGCTCTGAAACACCTGATAGAGGTAATTGCGAATCTGTCGGACGGTATTGTCCGCGAGATCGCGCCCAAGTGCATCGATCATGTGGTCGACGTGATCGGGCAACACATCGGCAAGGGGAAAAGCACCGAGGAAGGGTTTGACGTAGCCCAGCTTAAATTCAACGTCGGCCAGCATTTTCGCTTTCCACTGGCGTTCTTTGGCGGCGCGCTGCTTCCAGCGGTCCATCCATACGGTAAGCGACATCTGACCAGACGCAATATCCTCTTTACTCTCTTGGCGTTTTAGGAGCGAATCAAGCCACGCCTCGGCAGCCGCGCGGGTATCGAATCCGCGTCGGACGTGGTGACCTCCTCCGACCTTTGGAAAGAACGCGATCCACGTCTTGTTCTCAGCAGGCCGGGCATACCCGCTGCCACGTGGTCGGCGCTTGCGTCGCTTTGCCATGACCGTCCCTCTTGATAGGCACGGATACTGCGCAGCGTAACGCGCCGACCACGATAGCGCCCGTAGGCCTCCAGAGCACCACGCGCGATCAGTGCTGAAATGGCGCGCTTTGACAGCGGCTCGTCGCCGCCAATCAGCTCACCAGCTTTTTTGAGTGTCACACCGCGTGGGTCCATTATAGCACCTCAGTTCGCTAGGCTTGGTCGTTGTTACTATCGGTCGGCGTCGGGCAGCTCCCCCTCATACTCCCACAGGCTCAGCGCACCCGTCGCCGGCACCGGCGTGGGCAGCGCGCGGATATTGGCCAGCAGCCAGGCGTAACGGTTCGGCGAGTAGTCGCCGAAGCTATATTCACGCGACATATTGCCGGGTGGAATCTGCCATATGTCTTCGCCGTGCTGAACGGAGCTGAACAATCCGGTCGAAACGCAGTTTGCCAACTCACACACGGCGACGATCGCGCCGCGTGGCAACACATCAACATCGACTTGATCCATGTCGATGCCTGCCGCCTTGAGTGTCGAGATAAACGGCTCGCTACAACATAGGTCGCGCAGCCCCTGCATGCCACCGACCGGCCCGAGTCCTTTCGCCGCGTGGATCGCCAGCGGGCCGCGGTAGGACGTCGACCAGCCGCGTGTCTCGATCCGCTTTGCACCAATGGCCACGAGGGTGGCCCACGGCTGTGTCAACGTGAGTGCTTTC